TCTTGGGCAGTTTGTGTATTGTCTGACCAAACTGGTGTCAATTCAGTACAGTGGAATGATCGCGATCTTCTTGACTCAACTGGCACAGTTAAATCTATAGATTGGGATCTAAGACAGTTGCTTGATTCTGGTGGGGCTGTGTCATGTAACTATAGCTCAAGAGAAACTTATGATTCTGGTGGCACAGTTAGATCAATTAACTGGAATAGTCGTGGTCTTTATAACGGATTAAATGCTCTTGTCGCAGGATGGGGATCGTCAAACGCTTTCTATTTAAGCGGTACTACTGAAAACTCTCAAGCAGGAGCTATGTGGTACAGCACTGCTCAAAAAGCAATACAAGAAAGAGCCGCATCAATAACCCAAACCTTACAGGGTGTTATTTTTACTCAAACTGCTACAGGAACAGCGGCCAATACAGCTTCAGAAACTACTATCTCAAGCACAGGTGTCGGCACATTAACTTTGCCAACTGATTTCTTTGTAGTAGGAAAGACTTTACGAATAAGAGGGAAAGGATTCCACTCTTCTACAGCTAGTCCTACTTTGAATTTGAAAGTAAAGTTTGGTTCTACTGTGATTAACGCTACTGGAACTCACACTCATCACAACGCAACAAACGGATACTTTGATTTTGAATGTGACATCACTTGCCGAACAACTGGAGCAGGTGGAACTGTATTCTCGCAGGGTATTTTTACAGATGCAACGGATCACGTTTCAATGGGTAATACTGCAACCATTTCTGTAAACACGACTACAACACAAGCAATTACAGTAACCGCTCAATGGAGTGTTGCTTCCGCAAGCAACACTATCTCAATGACTAATTTAACAGTAGAGGTATTAAACTAATGACTTTATTTTATACACCACCGCAATTGACAGATACACAAAGAGCAAAGATTTCTTCAAAGCAAGTACGGGATACGTTGGAAAAAGAATTAAAAAAACAGTTTGAATTAGCTTGGAAGAAAAGAGTTAATGGACAATTGGTGAATAAGACTAAAGCTGAGTGTCAGGCTTTCTGGAATGAGATGGGGATAAGTGGAAAATCTGCGATGGAGCGCCACGCAGAGGGACAAACTTTACTTTATAAGCTAGACAATTCCTATGTACCATTAACCCCTCCTTACGCTTATTCAGCAGATGAGGCAGGGAATATTACAGTAGGAGATTTACTATGACCACAGAAGAAGCATTAAAAATATTAGCTCAAATTATAGATAAGAGTGCAACAGGCCCTAAGCAGATGTTTATTGATGCTCAGGTTGCTATTGATACTTTAAAGAAAGCTATTGAGCCTAAGAAGGAATAAGTATGGAACGCCCAACGAAGTTAGACTCATCAACGCTAATTCCATTGGGCGCCCTTTCCTTAGTTTTTGGTGCCGCGATGTGGTTAACAAGTATTTGGAAGCAAGGGGAGGCTAACGCCTCCCAGATTCAGGAAGTTAAGCACGACCAAGAGAAGAATCTCGATAAGGTCTACCAAAAACTTGAGAAAATTGATGGAAAAATTGACCAGCTAATGGAGAAAAGACAGAAATAGCCTTATTCTAATGGCGGAGGTGTTAATGGCTAAAAAGCGTAAAGGCGTATTGCCTATTAAGACTCTTGGTAAACGTGTGGTTGTTAGATTTGCTGACCACTCAATTTACGACCCTTCGGCTACTGAGTGCGAACTCATGGGTGTTGTTGAGAAGATAAACGAAAAAGAAATTATCCTTCGTTGGTGGAGTACATTCAACGGCGAAGAAATCGTACCAGATGTTGGCGACAACAATAATGAAGTCGCAAGAATCATTCAAGGTACAGTTGTTAGATGGGCTTTATGTGAGCCTAAAAAATGGGAGCTAGTTTAAATGGCAAAAATTTATGGTCAGTTAGAGCGAGCACAAATTGAAAATGTAGGCGCTCTACCAACACCTGGTGTAAAAGGTCGGTACGTATTTCTTACAACAGATTCAAAATTTTATTTCGATGATGGAACGGCTTTCAGAGAAGTATTTTCTCCGACATCGACTGTGCCAATTACATCAGGCGGCACAGGCCAAACAAGCGCCACAGCAGCTTTTGATGCCCTAGCTCCTACTACAACCGCAGGGGATATTATCGTTCATAACGGCACAGACAATGTTCGTCTTCCTATTGGAACCGATGGTCAGACTGTTGTAGTAGATACATCGCAGACCAACAAGCTCAAGTGGGCAACTCTGCCTCAAGGTACAAAAAACTACGTCACTTATAACAACTTCGAGAACAACGCTATTACTGGATGGAATGAGATTTCAGCCACGTATTCATCGAACACTCCAAGTGGAACTCCTACGATTTCAGCTAGTGCTGCGGCTAACGTAGCTCTCTCAGTTACAAGCACTAATCCTTTAGCTGGAACATACTCTCTACAAGCAGCTCTCACAGCTCCTGCTGTTGGTGTTGGCTTTTGCTCAGACGCTTTAACTCTTGATCGTGAAGACCGAGCTAAAGTATTGCAAGGATCTTTCTACTATGAAGTGGTGAGTGGAACTGGAAACTTCTCAGGCACATCATCAAACACATTTTCTATTTGGATTCTACAAGACAACGGATCAACATTAACTTGGACTCAACCTGCTGGCGTGTACAACATGGTACAGTCGAGCGGTCAGGGTAAAGCTTCTTTCACGTTTCAAACTAATTCCGATACGACTACTGTACGAGTAGTTGTGTTTGTAAACGCAGCAGCTACTACAGTCACAGTCAACTTCGACGACTTCGTACTTGGCCCCCAAGTCACGGCGGCAGGTAGCGCGATTGGGGATTGGGTTTATAATGACTTCGTTCCTTCATTTACAAATCTCACGCTAGGCAATGCTACCTATGAAACATGGCGTAGACGAGTAGGAGATACTGAAGAAGTTGAACTTAGAGTTACATTTGGAACAACTACTTCTGTTAGCGGTGGTTTGACTTGGTTATTCCCAAGATCAGTAGATACGGCAAAACTAGATACGGCTTCAAGCAATAGAAGTAAAGGTATCTGGAGTGCCTTAGATGCAAGTTCTACAATTGCATATACTGGTAAGCTTCGCGGTGGCTCAACTGGATATTTGATGCAGGTTGATAATTCAGCTTCAACCTATGTCGGTTTAGATAACTTAACTGCATCTGTTCCGTTTACTTGGACGACTTCGGATGTAATTTGCATCAGGGCATCGTATCCTGTGCTTGGTTGGAGTTCCAACTCAGTAATGAGCGCCGATACTGACACTAGGGTTGTTGCTGCTCGTGTTACAAGTACAGACGTTACAAGTATTGCATCAAGTGGAACGGCTATTTTAGTTTGGAATGGATCAACCTATGACACCCATGGTGCAGTATCTTCAAATAAATTTACAGCGCCCATTAGTGGTAAATACAAAGTACTTGTAAACGTAAATTTCAACGCATCTGCAAATACAATCAACCAGTATATCGAAATGCGTATAAGAAAGAATGGGGCAACTTATCCATCCTATTCAACGCAATTTATACAAACAGCTACATCAGTAAGACTTCAGCAAACTTTATCAGACACTATAGATTTAAACGCTGGTGATTACATCGACGTTTATGTGAACAATCAAACTGGCACAGCTAAAGTACCATCTGGTACTGCCAACGATAACTACTGGTCTATAGAGCGCATCTCAGGCCCAGCTACCATTGCTGCGAGTGAGAAAATTATAGCGAAGTACACAGCTTCAACGACTGACGTTATAGATTCAACTGTTTCAGGATTTCTTAACTGGGCGACAAAAGAAATTGATACACATGGCGCTGTAGCTGTAGCTGTTGGGGCTTACACATCATCTACTGGTACACACGCAACAAGCGAATGGACTTTCACGGCTCCACGCTCGGATTATTACAGATTGTCCGCTTATACAGTTTCAGGAAATCACTCAATTCCAGCAGACGCTATTTACTCTCTTATCGCATTAAAAAATGGAGGTACTGTAGAAATAGGTGGGGATAACACACAAGGAGCAATAACTGGCCGAGTACGCTTGGATGCAACTACTATTTTCCAACTAAATGCTGGTGATACTATTAAAATGAAAGCTACAAATGGATCGCTAGTGTCTACATCTATGATTGATTCGTCTGGTAACATTTGCATAGAAAGTTGTGGTAACTAAAATGAAACTCATATTCGCATTACTACTTCTGGCTTCTTGTGGATCTAAACCCATCATCGTGAAGGACTGCCTTCATGTGGAGGGGGATAATACCCTCATGGTATGTAAAAAAATATGAATTACAAACCCCGAACCATCAAGCAAGAGTTCTATACGAACTGGGTCAGCCCAAATGGTTTGGCTTTGCTTGGGAATAGGGATGCTGAAAATTCAAACGGAATACTCTTTTTAGCTATATTTCTTATGCTCCTAAAGAAGTGCGATTGTTTAGATCAAACAGATTTAGACAAATCATTTGTAGCGCTTGAAAAAATCAGGATACAACCTGGTTTATATAAACGCGCACCAAATCACCCAGAACTTGAAGCCCATGATAACTATGTTGGAGTGTGCGCTTTGTCGGTATTATTTGAATTAAAAGATGCTCGCGAAGTTGTTGAGTACGGGACCCGAACGGGTTTTGCTTACGATAATCTTAATCCAAATAACCCCGACTCAAGATCCATCAGACAAGGCGGCGAAATCGCCTTCTACAAAATCTGCGCAGGATACGTTCCTACAATCTGGGAATTTGCGTGGATGTGTATAGGATTGCTTGTCACAGCTTTTCAAACAAAGTCTACAAAAGTTAATCTACCATCCAACACAAATCTTGCGTGGTTAAGACTTGAGACTTTAAAATTTGTGAAAATTAACCTTTCCCTACCATTTAAGGTGTCCTTATTTATTACGGAATCAATCTTTAACATCATGTTGCGCAAACGCTATGGTGGTATTCAAGGATCATTTGCGCGATATTTCAGAGAAGAACATCCCATTCGCCTATTGGCAAAGGAGTTAGAGCTATGAGTTCAACATTAACTTACGGGTATAAATTACCAGCAAACGGAGATAGAGGGAGCACATTCTTCCCCGATCTTGCAGCTGACATTCAGCAATTAAACGATCACAACCACAATGGAACAAACTCAGCACAACTTACAATTCAGTCAATTGCTGTAACTACTCAGGCTATTGCGAGTGGTTCTTGGGCTGCAACAAGTGGTGGTACGTACAAACAAACTGTAACTCTACCTGGTACGCTCACATATGATGCAATCAGCATGGAGTTTAGAATCACAAGCTCAAAACACATTATCTATCCAACAATTGAGAAGGTGAGCAGCACGACTTACGACATTTATACAAACGACAATACCATTGGCGTAACGGCGATCTACTCAACTTAATATGTCACAACCATTAACAATTGATGATTTCTCAGGCGGTATTACGGACAGCCACATCTCGGCTCCTCCGAACAAATACCAAATCGCAGACAACCTTTTAATTGTTCAACACAAGAACAAAGGAAAGCTAATCTCGCGTCATGGCTCAGAGATATTTGACTCAAGTAACCCGCAGCTTCCATCAGGCGAGCAACGTGTTGGTAAAGTAAAATACTTTGCTGATCTACTTTTCACGCAGAGTAAGCGAAATATTTATTATCACAGCGCTGGGTGGAACTCGCTTTTAGGCCCTGTTACAAGCAACACCCCATTCACATCGACATTTGCTGTAACAAACCGAATCTCGTGGGATACTTTTAATAACCACTTGTATATTGCAAATGATAATTTTGACTACATTTTAAAAATCTACCCCAACGCAAGTGGAACACCTGTGTTGAGAACAGCAGGCCTTCCTGAGCTTGCCTCAAGTCCTACTGTCGTATCTAGTGGTGGCGCATCAACACAAAACTTCGTGTACCGCTTTATTTATTCGTACACATATAATGTAAATACACTAATTTTCAAAGACGAAGGCGGCTACAAACAAGTTGCACTCAATCTTGTGAACGCACCCAACACAAGTACAGTTAATATCACAGCAATTCCTGTACTCGCCAACGGAGCTACTGGTAACTGGGAAACGACAGCGATTAAAGTTGAGATTTATCGCACCACCAACAATGGAACAGTTTTCTACAAAGTCGGCGAAGTAACAAACGGAACGACTACCTATAACGACACAATGAGTGATGCAACTCTTGTGGGCAATCAACTGCTTTATACTGAAGGAGGAATTGTTGAGAACGCAATTCCACCACTTGCTAAATTTATTACAATCACAGGCGACAACGGGATTGCTTGGTACGCGCATATTAAAGAAGGAACTGAGATTAAAAAGAACCGAGTGCGCCAGTCTCTTCCCTACGATCCAGATTCAAGCCCCGAATCCTTCTACACGGATGTCGCAGAAGACATCGCTGGTATCTCCTCAGTTAGAGGTTTTCCAATCGTGATTTGTGATAATTCAGCCTACAGACTCGAGGGGTATTTCGATGACGTAGGACAGGGCGGTATTCAGACTGTAAAAATCTCTGATACGACAAGTTGTATTTCATCCAACTCAATCGTACAGACGCTTGATGGTATTTACTGGTGTGGTCGCGATGCTATTTATTATTGCGACGGCTACAAAGTAACCCGAATCAATATGGAATGGTCAGCTGAAACTTATAAAGCACTCGTAGATACAACCTCAAAGCAAAGCTATATTGAAGGCGCATACGACAAAGTACAGAACAGAATCTGGTGGACTTTCCAGTCAGACACCGCAAACGGGGATGCCGATAAATGCTACATCCTAGACCTCAATTGGGGGATTTCAGATGACATGCCATTTACATCGGCTTCTAATGGTTCTTACTTTCTGCCTTCTGCTATTACTTTTGACGACAATGGCGACATGATTCGGGGTGATAAGCGCGGGTATGTTTTACAACACTCCGAAGGTGTGTTGTCTGATCCAAAAATTGATACGCTTGTAACGCCTTCTGACTGGGAGAAAGTTGTGATTACGTACGACTTCCACTCAGCCGCATTTGACTTTGGCTCAACATCAGACAGGAAGTACGTCACAAAAGTAATCTTAACTTGTAAGAACAACACAAACCTTTCCACGCAAATTATCTCAAATAACGATGACAACAGAAAGGTTGCAAACCTTTCTCCAATTCGTTTCAGAGGTAACTTGGTTTGGGGTGATCCTCTTCCTGTTTGGGGAGATGCGGATCTTGTGTGGAACTTCGATGGTTTGATTGAACAACAACGAATGTTCCCGTCAGGTTCGCTAAGATGCTCCTACAAACAACTTCAGATAACAAATGCGTTTGTGGACATTTACAATTCCGACGCGCTTGGAACTGTTGAAGCTGATGGTACGGCGAATACCGCAACATTGACTGACGCTGTTGATTTAGACTGGCCTGAGGATATTGTAGATTACTTTATTTCTTTTGAAGATGATTCATATGTTCGGGAATACCAAATCACAGCTCGTGCAGCGGATACTATTACGTTCCTTGACCCAAACCTTTCAGCACCAACGGGCACACAGCAATGGGTTATTCGAGGCTACCCAAAAGATGAAGTAATCAACATTCTGTCGTTTACCATGCTCTATGATCTTTTCGGTATCACACAACAGCCTTTCAGAGCCTCAAATAGTGGAGGTGTAGGTGCTTAGTTTATACATTCGAGAGATTGAAGACTACTTTTTGCGCGAAAACTTCCGAAAAACCAAGGATTTTATAGGCCTCCAGCCCATTTTAAACGGCGATTTTAGGTTCTTTGAGATAGTTATCACGGGCAATAAGACCAATTTTAAGTACGCCCATAACTTTACGTTCACGCCTAAAGATGTGATTCAGTCATCGGTTGTATTTTCTGGAGGCGTGGGTACTCTTGTCTGGAACTATTCCAGATTTGATGCGACTTTCCTTGATCTTACGACCTCAGGCGCGGGGTCAACTGACACAATAACAGTTCGCGCATTAGTGGGTCGCTTCTGATGCTGCTTAAATGGAGCAGGGGAAATGCCCCGAACCATGTGGCAAAGCACTTTCACCTCAAGGAATTTGAGTGCCAATGCCTGAAATGCGAAGTCCAACAAATCGACACTTTGCTGCTACAGAAGCTCGACGATTTGCGCGATGAGTTAGGTTCAGCTATAATTGTCACTAGCGGTTATCGCTGTGAAGCGCATAATAAAGCCGTCGGCGGCAAGCGAAATAGTCGCCATTTAGCAGGACAGGCTGCTGACATTTTCTCAAAAGCAGTTACAATTAAACAGTTACTAGAACTCTGTAAAAAGAAATTTCAGAGGATTGGTGTGGCAACAAGCTTTCTGCATGTAGATATTGCGGAAGGTAAAGCAACTTGGAAATATTAAAAGGAGATAAACATGGATTCAGTAATCGCATTTTTAACCGGACTTGTAGGATTTGAAGTAAGCCCAACCATCATCATCGGTGTTGCCGCTTTGGTAGAGTTCGCTCTGCGCTTCATCAAATCAGAAAAAGCTCTTGGATTAATCCACGGCGCTTCTTTCTTGATCAAAAAAGTATCGCAAGCTGTAGGTCTTGTTGCGGCTCTTGTCGCTAAGATCGCAGATCTTTCTGACAAGGTTCTCCCCCAAAAGGTAGTTCCTCCTCAGGCTTAATATGACAATATTTCTTGAGCTTCTCCCCGTTATTTTTAAGTTGATTTTGTACTTCTTAGAGAAGACAAAAAATACTCCCGACGAGGAGAGGCGCAAGTTATTGGCCGAGTTTGATAACTCTCTAGATTACGCCCGAAAGGGCGATGCAAGGAAGCTTTCACAATGGCTTGGAAAAAATCTCTGATCGTTCTTACGCTACTCTTTAGTGGCTGCGTAACGAACGTAAGAAAAATAGATGTGTGCGTTGTGGACGTTTTTTCCAATCATGCCGATTGCGCTAGAAACGATAAGAAATATGAGAAAAAACTCGAAGATCTTAGCGGCTGGAGTGCTTTTAGCGATGTTGATTTTGAGCTTATTGCAAATAGACTCGCTGAGTGTTCTACTGTTGGCAAGCTTCCTCGCGAAGATATTTTTAGCAAGGTAGAAACTTGCGAGATATATTTTGAGACAAAAACAGTTCTTTGTAACAACATTATAAAAGAGATTGAGTACGTGGATGGTTTTATCGCGACTGATGAGTCGGGGTTAAATAAAATCAAATCGCGTTTCGATTTCTGTATGAGGGATAGTAAATGAGTGTATTCCCTACTTGGGCCGAAATTAAAACTAAAGTCCAACAAGATTTAGACATTGAAGACGAAGTATTCGTCACAGACGCTGAGCTTATGAGCTATTGCAACGAAGCAATTGACGAAGCCGAAGCTGAGATTCACAGCCTCTATGAGGACTACTTTTTAAACAAAGCGACAGTTACCTTGGTTCAGGGTACTTCAGATTATGCACTCCCAAGCGACATTTATGCACACAAGATTCGTCGGCTGATCTACCAAAATGGTGCGACAATTTACACAGTTGATCGCATGAAGGATTGGAAGAAGTTTGAAGAAAAAGCTGTCACCGACTATTACCCAGGAACAGCCTACTATTCTTATCTAATCATCAACGCTGCAGCTGGAACACCTAAAATCTCTCTTGTACCAACCGCGCAGGAGTCGGGTGCGTACCTCACATTGTGGTACATCAGAAACGCAACCCGTATGACAGCAGATGCTTCGATTTGCGATATTCCAGAGTTTATCAATTTCATTTATCAGTACATAAAAGTACGGGTCTATGAGAAGGAAATGAACCCCAATGCACAGGGTGCAATCGCAATTTTACAACAACAACGAGAACTAATGCAATCGACACTTGGGACAATGGTCCCCGATGCGGATAACACGATTGAGATGGATATCTCATCATATTTAGAACAGTCGTAGGAGATAAAAATGCTAGGAAAGTTTGGGAAAAAACAAAATATTGGAAATGTTTTTGGTACAAGCACATTGCCCGATCCACAAGTAGCAAAGCTACAAGCAGAAGCAGCAAAAATGAAAGCTACTGCATTGGCGCGACCTAGCTTGGGTAAGTATCAAGGCGCGACCGATAAAGGTGGCGCACTAAAAGATGTGTACAAGCTAAAAGACCCAGGAGCCGTTAAATCTCCTTGGATGGATCAAATGCTTCAACAACAAGAAATGATGCAAACCCAAGCCTTGAATCGAGGTGCTCAACAAGCAGCAACGCAAGCAGCAGGCGCGCAAGCTTCAATGGCTCGTCGGGGTGGTTTGTCTTCTGGCGCGGCTGAGCGTTTAGCAGCTGGCGCGCAAGAGCAACGAACTCTGGGCGCGCAAGATATTTACGGCCAAGGCGCTCAACAACGCCTAGGTATGCAAACTGAAGATATGAAGGGTGAGCGACAATTTCAAACTGGCCTTCAACAATCAAATATCCAAAATGCTCTTACCGATCTTGGACAACGTCAGCAATTTGATCTTGGTAAATACTCTGAACAAATGAAGGGCTGGGCTGCTGAGCAAGCTGCTAAAGCTACTGAAGGTGGAGGCGGGGGTACTGTTATTTGTACTGCGCTTATGGATGTAGGGTTGGTGTCAATTGAGCAACGAAGACGAGCTTCTGAATTTAGAAAACAAGTTTCAAATGAAACTTATTCCGCCTATTTGCGATGGGGAACACCTGTTGCAAACGCCATTAGACTCGTACCTGCTTTGGGCTTTGTGTTCCGACCTTTGGTTAGATACTGGACTGGAGACAGAGACATCTTGGCTGTAGCTCAGTACAAGTTTTTTAGCTTATTTAACAAACTTTTCGTAAAGAAAAATTCTTTGGTAGAGGTGAAATAAAATGGGATTATTTGACGTATTAAGTAAAGCAGCAGGAATTGTAGCAGCTCCCGTAACAGGAGGAGCTTCACTTGCGCCTATGTTAATTGGTGCGGGTCTTGGAGCAGGAAAACATTTCTTGCTTGATAAACCAGCGGAAGAAGCATCTCGCAAACAATCAGCAGCCATGATGCGTGTATCACCTTGGTCTGGTATTAAACCATCAGAAGTTAAAACAGCTCCCGGTCTATTTGCTTCAGCCCTTCAGGGTGGAGCAATGGGCGCGACAGCTGGTAGCGCTTTAGGAGGCGCTGAAGCTTTGTCGCAAGCTGACCTTGCTGCTAATGCTGGGGCTGGGCCTCTGTCAAACGCTGCTTTTGCTGCTAAGCAATCAATGGTTCCCCAATGGACTAAGAGTGATTGGTTGAATATGTCGCCTCAAGGTGGCGTTGGAATGTTAAAATAATAAGGAGTCTTTAATGGCTTTAAGTTTTTGGGATAAAATAGGCGCTCAGTTAGTAAGTGGTCCTCAGGGCCTCGCTGATCAGGAAATCGCTGACGCACAAGCACAAGCACAATTAGCTCAGCAGCAACAAGCAGCGTTTGCATCGAAAGCTGATGAAGCTGATCAAGAGCAGTTGTATAGAAATTCCACGAAAAATAATCCAAATGGAATTAACCAATATAATTTAACACCTGATGAACAACTACAGATGATAGCTGCCCAACAATCATCACCACAATTTGCGCAGGCAGCAGGTATGGGCGCGAATCCTTACGAGAAGCAGTACATCGACGCATTAATTAGTGCGCAAGGACTTCAAAAAGAAGGTATCGGTTCTATTCAAAAAAGGATCCTTGACCTTCAAAACGCGCCTCAAAGACAAGATGGTCTACAGCAAGCTATCATTCAAGCGGCTGATTTATGGGGTGGCGGAGGTGGTTCGTTCAACAAAATGTACAATGAAGCAAATCCAAATCTTACTCCACAACAGCGCCAAGCTGCAATCACACAATTAGAAGATACTCTTCGTAAATCTAAAGGTGATCTATCGGACTCCGAAATTGCTGTTCTTAAAGCTAAAATGGGTTTTGCTGAAGCTAAAATAAAGGCGGGGCAAAAAGGCGAGGGGGCGCAACTCCCTGCGGGACAGGCTGAAAGAATTGCAGACCTTGACACTATCGGCGGACAAATTGACGACCTAGAAAACCAATGGGTAGAATCGTTTGGATCAAAACGAAAAGGTAAAAACGATTACTCTATTATGGCTGGTATAAAAGCAGGGCTTCTACCAGGAAGCGAAGAGGCAATGTACGAAGACTCAAGAAAACTAAAAGCGCAGACAATTGGTCGCGCTCTTGAGGGTGGTAAGCTTACGGATGTAGACTACACAAAATACATGAAATTTATTCCTTCTCCTAGTGATACTCCAGCTCGCGCCAAAGAGAAAATTGAAAACTTAAGAAAATACGCCGAAAATACTAAAAAGACTCTTGTGAAAACACTTGGGCAATCGGGGTACAAAGTGAGTGGTATCGAAACTGGATCTGGTGGTGGATTATCACAACAGCAAATGCAACGACTACAACAACTCCGCGCTATGAAAGCTGCAGGTAAAATCTAATGACTGAAGCAGAAGAGCTAGAACTTTTAGAATTAGAGGCTCAAGCTGCTGGGGGCGGATCGCGTCCAGATCCGTGGGCGCAAGTTTCGGGGATGGGCGCAGGTCCTCAAGTTGTTCAAGAACAGCATCCAGACATTTCTTGGAAAGATCGCTTGATCACAAAAAATCTAGCGTCGTCTCCCGAAGCCGCAATATCTTATCTCAAAAAAGAGCATCCCAAGTTAGATATTCAAACCGACGAATCAGGACAAATTAAAATCAAACGTCCTGAGGAACAACAATACCGAGTACTAGATCCTGAGGGAGTAGACTCTTTTAAAGAAGCGCTAAAAGACATCGGAGATGTTGGGTATGATGTTTTATCGGGTGTGGGATCTGGTGTTGCGACAGCTGCAGCAGGTTTAGGTGGAGGTCTGGCTTCAGGAGGCGTGGGGGCAATACCCGCTGCTATGGCGGCAGGCGCAGGCTCATCCGCAGGCCTTGAGGCTCTACGCCAAGGTCTTGGCAAGTACGCAGGTATGGAAGACAACATGAATCTGGGTGATATTGGTGTCGCGGGTCTTGCTGGAGGCGTGTCTCCTCTCTTATTTGGTACTGGTGCATCTCTTGCTAGCGCTAGTGGAAAAGATCTGGCTGGTAAATTGGCCAAAGGATTAGGCGCTAAATTACCTGAGGTGGGGTCCGAGGCAGCAGAAGCACTTCTTAAAACTCAGCGGGGTGTTCCTTCGAGATTGTTGGGCGCTACTATTGAAAAAGCGCTACCCTCAGCGGCAAGTAAACTTTCTGGTGTTTCCAAAACGGACGCAGAAGACTTAGTAAAACACGGCGATATTTTAGGTAAGTTTGAATCAAATCCCGATGCTATAGAAGAACTAGCTACGGATACTATGAAAAATAGTATTGATAAATTTAGAGAAACAGAGACTGCTTTATATAAGCAAGTAGTTAATGAAACTGGTGCTGATGGTATTGATGTAAGAGAAGCTCTTAAACCTTGGCTCGAAAAACGAAGAGAGTTAGCTAAAGCGGCTTCTGCTGAAGGTTCAACTCCTTTTCAAAAACGCGCTTTTGAAGAATTTAAAAACACGATGGATGACCTTTGGGGTTCTCCTAAGTTGAACGAACCAAGTTTCTACACAAAAACCCCCGAGCAATTTACCTCTATTCAGCAACGAATCGCAGAACTAGCTGATTTTGACAATGGTTTAAAAATTAAATCAAAAGTTGCAGATCTTAGTCCTGCGGAAAAAGTGATTGCGTTAACATCGAAAAATTCATACGCGGGTATGAATAAATCTCTATCAAACGTGTCTGACAAAATACCTGCCATTAAGAAAAATTTAGCGGAGATAATTCAAGCGAGAGAATTTTTACACAAGAAAATTGGATCTCCTGAGCAATTCGTATCTCGTATGCGGCAAGCAGGAAGTGATAAGCTCGAAGGTAAAATGCTTGCGGCGAAATTAAAAAATATTGGTGCTTTAATCGGGGATGAGGGTCTTGATCAAGCGCGAGGTATTATCAATGCGGCCGATAAGTTCGGTAAAGCAACCCCTATACTTTCGCAAAAACGAATACCAGCTGCTATTTTAGGCGCTGTCGGTGGTTACACTGCAAATAGAGCTGTCCAAGGACAGGGAGAAGGATTTAACTTACCAGGCGTAACAGCGGGGGGCGTACTTGGTGCGGCTTTAGGTGGTCCTCGGGCTATGCGTGCTATTTTGGAAGCCGCAAGACGCGGTGGTACAGGAAGTACTGTTGCGCCGACTATTCAATATGGGCTAAAACCTGCTTGGAATATGATGCTAAACAAAGAGAATGTGGAGAAATAATATGGAACATGAAAAATGCTCGCCTGAAGAGGCGGCTGAGATTTTAATCAAAGCAAAAGAAATTCAAGCCGACCCTGTGCAGTTTAAAGCTGCTCAAGAAGTGCTGAAGAAAAAATCCTCCACGATCAACTCTATTACGGATCTTAAAAAGATGAGTCAAAAGGGTCTGACAATGAAGGATCTTTTGACTGAAGAAGATAAAGTTGCGTTAAAAGAGAAACTCATCACAGATGGTAAAATGGCTGAGATGGGGTTCATGGTTAAAGAAAAAGTAGATATGGCTGATTCAGAAGAAGAATCAGAGGAGGAAGAGGAAAATGATTAAAGGCACACCTAGTCCTTGGAACGGACTCCCTGTTGAAAAACTCAAAGAGTTTAAAGACAAGTACAAACTAGCCAATGACATTGAAAAAGAAGCTCAGCGTGAGCAGCAACTTAAAAAAGAAAAGTTAAACGCCGAAGGACAAACACAAATGGAGGCGATGAAAGATACGCTTCCATTCTTGGATCGGGGTTAATGCTCTTCTTGCTCTTCGCCGTAGGCCATGTTTTTTAGCCCCTGAAATACCTCGGGCCAATTAACAGGATCCACCACTAGCGACAAACCACCTGCCTTCTCAATTTGGTCAAGCGTGTATTGTTGAAGCGCATCGGGATCCTCATCAGGGGAGCTTTTAAGCTCGAGCGCCACAAAGTGGCCCCTGATGCAGGCTAAAATGTCCGGGGTTCCTCTGATAACTACTTGTTGGATTTTCACGCAAAAAGTTTCGGGGAGGGTGTGGAGAGCGCCAAGCACTTTCTCCTTAAGTTTTGTCTCTTTTTTCTTCGCCACCTGATAACTGTACCACAAGACTTTTGAAATGTTTTAAATTGGTAAACGCGTCGGGACCATACATTTTACGAGCCGCATTGTCGTAGGCAATTGCGGCTTCAATTAAGGTCTTAAACATACCCAAATGCACCCTTTTTCCGTGCTGTCTTATGCCTGCTTTGATGTACCCATCTTTTTCAATAGTCACACCTATGAAACCTGAACTATTTGCCTTTTTAGCGTTCTGCGCGTTTTGTCCTTTTGTGACAAATCTCAAGTTTGCTCTTCTATTATCTAGTTTATCGCCGTTGATATGATCGACAACATCAGCTTGTTTTGCGCCCATAATCATGCGGTGCATTTGTACCTTTTTAGCGCCTACGTTGCAATGAGCATAGCCGTGCGATGCTACAAACCAAGAGAAATTAGATAGCATAGGTATTAAATCGTCATCTACTAAAGCCACGCCGCCTGTAACAAGCAACTTCCCCATGTATTCATGGTAGCTGAGAAAACTTAAATTGCAATGTCCAGGTCGTGCATCCCCTGAGGCATGATGCGTACATTCACGCCAACGTGTGTGAAATATACGACCTCCTTTGGATGTGAGTGGGCCAGTATGATTTCTTTTAGCTCGGGATACTGCTTTTTCTTAGCCTCAACCCATGTAAGTAAACGCTTGTTGGGGCGTACTGCCCAGAACCTACGAAGCTCGCCTATCACTCGTGAAATCATGTTGCGCTTAAACCATCCTGCACCTTTTTCTTGGCGCATAAACTCTTCAACTTTTTCCGCAGTCCATGAGGCGCGATGCCCGTGGTGGATGAGGATTTTGTCAGCCAATAGAAGTTCTTCATCAGCAGGGAAAGCGTAGCAAGAGTGATTTCCCTCTAGAATGTAGCCGCCTTTTTCTTTGACTAGGTTGTTTAGCAGAATTGACTCTTGATAGAGCGCAGGCAGTTCTTTGGTTTTGCAACCAGAGAAGTCGTAAATATCCCCGTTAAAAATTACAGGATACGGGGATGAGGTTACATGGTAGCAAAGTTCAGCAAACGTCATCACTTGCGGTACGCCGCGTAGGTGGATGTCATTAAAAATCCGTAAAAACAAGCTAGTCTCCTTCGATGCACATCTCATAGTAAGACTTGCAGTCTTCTGCTGGTGGGCACTCAAATGTACAAGGTAGCTCAACTACTCTCGGTTGACAAATGGGGCATGGTGGTGGAGGCGGTGGGATGATGCATTTCTTGGACTCCTCCCAAGCCAGTTTCATTTCGAGCTTCTCAAGTTCTATTGCATGGGTTAAATTCTTATACACTATGACGCTAATCAAAAAGATGATCACCCACTTGGCCATTATCCTCAGTGTACCCTCATTTTCATTTGGTGCGAAGCCTGTCAAAGAGTCGTCGTTCTACCCATGCTCTGAGGAGGTGTTCTGGTACGCGGTTAAAATGGCGGAAAGTGGCGGAAATCCTAAAGCTGTTTATATGGAAGCATGGGGTGAGGAGAGCTTGGGTCTGTATCAGCTATCCGTATCAGATTCTAAACGCTATCCTGATTGCCCAAACACACGAGAGGCTTTGTTTGATCCTGCCTTAAATACAAAATGTAAGGATTCTGTAATTAAGAAGCTTCGTTACTTACATCCAACAAAGAATTGGAGTGAAGTAGGTGGGCTTTATTGGTCAGTTTTAAGACATCCTACCTACTGGCCGAAAGCTCGCACTCAGCCTTATTTGAATTTTAAGAGGTATGCTGAGAGTCGTGGTTGTAAATTGTAGTTGTAAATAGGTTGTAAATGAATTACTTGGCCAAGAGATATGCCCTCTTATTTAAGCCTGTAAACACCAAGCAAATTGTTAAACTTTCCAAAGCGGAATAGTTATAAATAAATTCATACCCATCAAGTGAAATGAAAAACAAAGACAATTCCACTTTTGGGGATCGTTATATGTTTTTTGAAAGATGCTTTGATTGATATTAAATCCTGCACCTATAGAGAATCCAAACCAATGAAGTTTAATTATATCTAAGTCCACTATTCAATCGCCTTTCTGTATGCTTCTAGACAGGTGCGAGCGCGTTTGCCAAAATCGTATCCGATAGGAGCTTGATCAATACCTCGATATGCTACCATTGTAGAAATATATGTTTTTTTGTCCTCATAAAACTCAAGCGCCGAAGCCATCATCTTAACGAGTGCTTCTAGCTGTTTGATTTCGTCTTTCAGGTGAATAATTAACTCCTTATGAAATTCTAAGTTGTCTTTGAAATCTTCATAAGATACTGGATGTTTACGTTTCATTTCAATTTCTCCAAAGCTTCACGGGCTAATTGTAGCGGATGATCTGGGTCGCTTTCGCCAGTAGACATAAAATATCCAGCCGATAAAGCTATTTTTTCTAAATACTCTTCAGCCACCCTAAGCATCTCATCTTTCTTTGCGAGCTGTGATTCATAATCTTTAATCAACTCTCCAGCATATATAAGCACGCCAGCTGTATTTGAAATGTTTGGGCCTTTCTCGGGTAGAAATTCTCTTAAAGCCCATCCCATTTTATACAAAGCTTTTGATACATCTAATTTTCTAGTGTCATCTGGCTTAGGTAATTCATTATACTGCCATCGAAATAATTCAACTCTATCCCAGCTACTCATCGCCCCATCCTTTCTTGGAGCCATTTAACTCCTGCTTCAAATAAATCGTCCATATTTTTTGCTTGCTCGATAGCCTTACTTTGAGCCTCTTTAATCTCATCCGAACTCGGCATCTTGGCGTTCATGGCTTCTTTAATTGCGTTATCTATTTCTTGACTTAAATCACTCTGTCTGCCGCTATACCAAATATGTGGCAAATTAGGATCTGAATTTTTAATATGGTTCTCTAAAATTTCATCTGCTATTTGTTTAGGTGTTTTCATTCGACACATAGCCTTTCTTTGAGCCATTGATAGCAAGCAATCCAAACGTGCCACCCAATAAAATCAATCTGCCTCTCAATTTCTGTATCAGACATTCCGCTAAACTTTCCCATTTCTCTATAAAATCTTTTTCGTTCTTCGTTTAATTCTTTTTCAGTAGGCCATTCAGGCATCTTGGCGGTTAGGGCTGCGCGGTATCCTGCAATAAATCCAGAGTAATTATTATCACCTTCATTGTTCTTAGCGTATTCTTCAGCCAACTTATCTAGCTCAGGTGTCTTGGTCATTTGATTTCCCCTCGTATTTCTTGAAGTAAGATCGGGCACGACGACCGCCGATATAAACAGATTTTCTTTCTGGTCTAAATTCTTGCGTGTCTTCACTGTTTATTATGTCAATGAAGTTTGATCCGTCATCATGCCAACTAAGTTTGTCAGCATAAAACTTCAGCGCATCCTCAGCATCCTTCAGGCGGTCGAGGAGGGAGATGATTGTGGATGGAGGTATACTGGTCACCTCTGCGCTATACCTACAATCTTTCTCAGCTAATCTTCGTAGGTCTTTCATACGTCTCCTTTGGCTTATCATCTCGATGCGCTCCGCAATTCACACACTCGTTATTTTTATCGTACTTAGTTTCTTGTTTGCAGTAAGAGCATTTTGGTTGTGTGCAAGTTGAGTCGATCAAAACTCTGTTAGACCAGTCGATAATCATACATTTTCCTTTGGATACTCGATGTCATATTCTGGAGCTAACTCTCGTAACTGTGGGCCATTATCGCTTTTAACAAATCTAAGAGTGTTGTCGTAAAACTTAATCTCTCCAGACGCTATTTCTCTTACAGCTCTAAGCTTCTTCACAGGCTCCTCTATTGGCTCTAGTGTGAGGCCGATGCCTTTACAAAACAAGCTATCGAACTGTTCTCCATCTGGAGCTTTGAAAGTTAAATAAGCATCTCTATAGGGATCTGAAATTTCTCTTTGTTCAATAAGATCAACTATCACGCCTGTTTCTTTGATGCGGTACTTCATTTGATCACAATCCTCACAGGCCCACTTGGAGCATTAACAATCATATCGTTTAGCGTGGGTTTGTTTCTCTTAGCTTCCCATTCCTTATGGGCTTGCAGATAGAGAGGCGCATGATGATCAACTTCTTCTAGATACTCGTCTGTGAAAAAACCATTTCTTTTATACGTCTTTTTTATTGGAGGCTGTGGTTCTGGATTATATAAAAATCTCTGCGTTTCAATAACCAACTCTCTGTATTCAGCAATGGTGACTTCAAAAGTGTCGAGTGTTTTATTATTGATGAGTGCTTGATGTGATGCTTCCATTATTCGTTCCATTACTGTCTTCATATCTTCTTCTCCAAACTAAACCCAGTGTTCTCAAGTGTGATCCCATGTGCAGGGGGAGTGCAGGATGTAGTGTCTCCACTATTAATGAATATAGGTTTATCTGTGTTGTTGTATAGAACGACTGGTGTGCTGAGTGCTGCTTCACACCAACCAGCTATCGTGATAGCTACATCACGGGTGAGAACACCCGTTAGCTCACAATCTTCTGGTTTCGTCATGCACTTATATATTCTGCGGAGCGCTTCGTCCTTAGTCACAAGAACCTCCGCAATACCAAGTTGTCACGAAAGAACTACTACCCGCCTTTTTGATAATATCAACCCCGTACGGACCCCCGTACCCACGATGGTCGTAGCCCAACTCCCGCTGAGCTTGTCTTATGTCAAGCCCTGATGGTTTGTAAGTGGTGACTAATTTGAAATACGTATTATCGCTAGGTGATGATCCCACTTTGACTACCTGGCAATTCCAATGTCGGCTCTGAATCGTCTCTTTCATTTAGGATGTCCTCCATATCATTTCTTAAAATAACAAGCGCGTCTCTATAATTGCTACCTGAGAACTCAGCTTCATCAATTAATGCAGTAATTGTATTATGCGCGAAATAAGCACACTTATGGAGCGCTTTGTTTTTAGCTTCCAAATCCTCAATCACTTTTTTGTTTAGAAAGTTGGTTTGCTCAGCTTTCATGATCGCGGTGTTAATACCAATTGTTTTCTCTAATCTATTTTTCCAATCCATTTTATACCTCTATTTTAGTGGTTTCTGCCATGTTCTTGTGCCCGATTTCAATGCTTACGTCCATGGGCAATAATCGTGCCGGGTAGGCTTCAATCATTATTTTCTTAAGTGTTGGTAATATATGTTCTTCTCCATGGGCGATTTCAAACACGATAGAGTCGTGAACTGTGAGTACCATTCGAGATTTAAAGGCAGAGATGAACTCGTAACAGTTGACGATTGCAGACTTTGTAATATCCGCACATCCTCCCTGAATGACATAATTTGGCGCGCGATAGCAGTCTCGGGAGTCGGGGAACCTATAGATACGCCCCATCCACGAGTGGGCTTGCTTGTAATCTTCTGCATCTGAGATTGTTTTCTTTAAGAATTTAGCAATGTAGGGGCTGGCCCCGAGAATATCACTCCTGATTTGTTTGGCTCGGGGTGGAGTGCATTTAAGTTGTTCTGCAAGTTTATTGATGCCTGCTCCGTATAGAGTCGCAAAAAGCGTCGTTTTCGCTTGTTGGCGAGTAACACCTGCTTTTTTAGCCGTCTCTGAATGTACATCGACTCCACCAATAATTTTTGCCGCAAGATCTGCATCTCCTGCGAGGTCCACCAAGAGACGATACTCTTGCGCTTGATAGTCAGCGATATAAAAGGAGAACCCGTCACGGGGTGTAAAAGCTCCTCTGACTTCATATTGTTCCTCGTCATCCAGAGCAGCGATATCCGAATCAGGTTTTGTAAGGTTTTGCAGATTCGGCGACTGCGAAGAAAATCTTCCTGAGCTTGTTCCGTCAGCAAGAAAGTTGGGATGGATACAGTTATTGCGGTCGGCGTGATAGAGAAAGCCATGGAAGTAGTTAGCTTGATTTTTAGCGCTTCGGTATCCCAAGATGGATTCAGCGATTGGGTTCGGTAGAAGTTTATTAAGGGAATGTTTATCGAAGGAAGGATTACCCTTAGCTGTTTTTGGTACGTCGGTCCCGGTGAAGACTTCTGCAAAGAGCTTATTTGAGTCAATAAATTCTCGGCCTGTGATACGTTTAAACTCATCTATTGCTTCCTTTTGGTTTTGTTCTTCTTTGATGATTGCTTTTTCGCAGAAGGTTCGGTCGATTTTGATTCCGTACCACTCCATGTCAAACATGGGTCGGATGAGTCGGCGCTCAAGATCATATACGGATCTAATACGCGCAATATTTTTTCTTGTAGTAGTCGATTCATCTTCAATTTTTTGAAGCTGATGCGTTCCCAACCTAAAAGTGATGTTGGCATCAATAATTCCGTAATTGCTGATAATATCAAACGGGACTCGGTGATAGAAAACTTTTCTTTCTTTGACGTTTTTGTGTGGGTTTTCGATGTCTTCATATAGCTTGTGCTCCTTTACGTACTCTTCAACTGCGGTGGACTTCTCAGCGCCAATATCTCGCTTCACGCAGTCAGCAAGTGAGTACTTAAAATGGTCGTTCCACAGCAGACGCGCTGTGGTTTTTGTGTCGTGGAAGTGGCCTGCAATCTCCACACCCTCTTTGCGCAAAAAGGCTAAGTCAAATTTTGCGTTATGTAGAAACCAAGTCTTAAATGGGTCGGCTAGAAAAAAGGTCTTAATCTGCGCCCAACACTCGGTGGTGTTGAGGTTTTCTTCATCCGTTATGGAATCATACTCATCAAAGTTGAAGTAATAAACTGAAGCGCTGCTAGCGATAATAAAAGAAAACAACACATCCCCACGATGAGGATAGAGGCCTGTCGTTTCTGTATCCACCGAGAGAAATTCATGTTGCGATAACTCCTTCAAAACATCGGGGAGCGTGGTTCGGGTTACGATCATAACCTAGTGCGTCTTACTCTTCTTCATAACCTTTGCTTCTGGTTGGAGATCCCTTAAATGCATCTGTAGGACAGTCATCTCCTTACGTAAATTCCAGATGTACCCCATTATCAATGCCTCCGAGTAATTTCGCAACTCTAATGGTAAGTTCAACTTGTTCATCTCTATAATTTGATCGTCAGACAATCCCTGCGAAAATTCAATGAATTTGTTGACTTCGTTATGATATTGTTTGGCTGTCATTTTACTGTAAAAACTCTTTTTCATATTTACTCCATCTTAGTTATAGAGAAACCCAGTCGAGCAACGTGGTCTTCAAGCTCTGATTCGCGTAACATCTTCACCCAGCTTTTTGGAAATTTCTTCCCACCGCACTCCTCCCAACGGAAACCAAGTGCTTTAGCTTTTTCGCGGTTCTCATAACCAACATCTGCTTTGTAGATTGCTCTCTTTTCTTTAGCGTTGGCTATTACCTTTTTTATGTCGTACTTCTCAAGCAAAATCATAGTAGTCAAAACATCGCTTAGTGCTGAGTGTGGGAAAGGATTAAGGAATCCATGATCTGCGGCTAAGTGAGATAAAGTTCTTGCTTTTATATGTGCTGGATATTCAACGTGCAAAATCGTATCTAGTACTGGAGTCGCTTTGATGTCCTCCCAACAATCAACCGATAAATCGGTGATGTGGTGGAGCAGAAATGGCATATCAAATGACACTCCGTTATGCGTGACTATGTAGTCAACTTTGTGTGTCTTAATCAGCGAATTAATTTCTTTTGCCACTGTTGCCAGTGGGCGCCCAAAGCGTTTGCAATGATCAGGATGTATCCCATTTATAAGACTTGCTTCTTTGGGAATAAAATCATTTCCCCAAGAACTTTGGTAAATAAACTCCGAGCGGAGAAGCCATGGACGCGGCTCCCCCACCCGTTTCAAAACATAACCTATTTCTAGGATCTTTCCATCTTTTGCTTCTAATTGTGAGGTTTCGAGGTCTAATCCTAAAAGTAGTGTCATGTGCCCTCCCAGGCGTTTTTAATTAAACGTCATCCGATGCTTCGTGAACTTTCACGCTGCTCTTTTTAACTGTGGAATACCACTTCGATGCTACAGCTCTCTCTGCGTCGGGGATCAATTTCCCTTGAGTCACTTCAAAAGTGTAGAACGTACCTTTGTCGCCAACAGTCTTCTTAGATGACAAATTGTATTCGCGGGAAAATGCAGGAAGTCCTTTAGGATTCTTAGGCGACTTCATGGTCATACCTTCTGCAATTCCTGAGTAAATCTTTTTGCCAGTATCAAAGCTTGTGGATTTAAAACTGATAAGGCAGGGAAGTGCCGCTGACTCACCTTTTACTGCTGCTTCTAAATCTTGTTTTAAATTCACGTAGAAGTTAAAGCAACGAACCCATTTGAAAGTTTCTTTCTTGTTGGTCTTTGGATCAAGAGCTTCAAACTCTTCCCAACCACGATTTGCTGTTTCGGGGGTAAACGCTTCTTGCGCTGCAAACTTCCACTTGCCGTCTACTTTCTTTTCTTTGCGCCATGTTTTAAATGACGAGATAGGGACGATGCGAAGAGGTGTACCTTTGGCGGCTACAACTTCCTCAGTGGTTGATTTTACGATGTCGCCAGGTTCTGCCAATTCCTTCTCAGCAACGAGGGGGCTTAATGCTTGCATAAGCAGGATTCGGGGGAGAACGATGTCTTCACTATTGATCGTCTCGTCTGCCCACGACATATCTTCATCGAAGATTGCGACTTCTTGCGAAGCTTGAGGCGCTAATGCTTTTTCAATACGGGCTTTTGTTGATAGTTTCTCTGTTTCGGGTTTCATGTTTCTCTCCTTATATCCGAATTAATTTTCGGAAATTATTTTAAAAGTTGCACTATCTTCGTTTCTTACTCGAAATTGAAAGGACTCGAGTTGGAGTGTGTGCCACACGCCCATTATGCTGGTATAATCAGATTTCGACCTTTCGGACACCGCCCTGTTAACATTTGCTCATTACCACCAGACGAAGACTTGCTGTTTTATAAAATGGCGGTGATTAAGTTTACTTTCTCATTTGAAGCTGGAAGTAAGCGGTAGGCGCTTCAAGACCAGGTATTGAAAACTCCTCGGCTCCTGCGGCGATGGCAGCGTCACGCTCAGCTTTGTAAAATGAATTAAGCGTTTGTGAGTTTACAGTCAGAATGTCGTCTTTAATACCTTTGCTTTCGAGGTACTTAAAGAACAGCGCCTTTGCTTCGGGATCTTTGGGCACTTTGACCGATGACTTTTGCGCTCTGATGATATTCCCAAACTTCGATTTGTAGCTAGTCTTATCAAACTGCTCCATGTAGGCTAAAAGCTTAGTTTGTAGTTCAGTTAGAGTTGCACCAACAGCTTCGGCTTTGGATTCAAACTCTTCCTTCTCAGCTTTCAGCTTATAAGCTTGCTCGATTAGGGATTCAAAATCTTTCATTGTTACGTCGTCGCTCATGCTTGCTCCATTGTGTCTTTTAAAGTGTTGATGTCGTCTTGTAATTGCGCAATCCTAAAGAAAAACTTATCCACCATTGTGAGTAAGAATCTTTCGTTATCTGATTCGGGGTTCTTCTCAATTTCCTCGAGTCTAAAAAGATCCTCGGTCGTGAACTCCCTGTCGTTGAACTTAAGTGTCTTTAACATTTTTTAACTCCTCCACTATTTCCCTCAGAACCTTATCTGAGATTCCCTGCTTATTTGATAGACGCTCTAAAATCAGATCGTCTATAGTATTGGGCGCGACCAAATCGATCCGCGTGATTTTCTCATGTCTCTCAGAACCAGCCCTGTAATTTCTGGCCTCCGACTGAAGGTCAAACTCCAATGAGAAACCTCGAGAGTAATAAACAGAGTATGATGCCGCGATAAGGTTAACGCCCACGCCACCCGAACCGGGATGCCCAATAAGCGCCATGACTTCGCTCTTATTGTTAAAATCGTCGACATATTCTTGTCTTTTATTTCCATTGATGTCCCCGTGAAGCTGAACATATTGTACCTTCATACTTTCTAATAGTTTGCGGATCTGTGCATAGTTCTCGTGAAACACCGCCCAGATAATTACCTTTTGTCCTTGTTCAAAGATTTCCTCTAAGACTGATCGGAGGGCGTCGATTCGGGGATTGTCGTCGAAATGAACGTCGTTTTCGGATCCAGCCCCTTCGCTTTCACAGCGGACAAACCCGCTGACAATTTGCTGAAGTCTGAGGGCTTTAGTGATCGCAAGTTGAGCGACTGCTGTTCCGCCATCCATGAACGCCACGAAATCTTTGCGCATCGATTCGTATGCTCGAGCCTGTTTATTGCCCATAGCAACTTCCACTCTCTTACGTATGAGCGGAGGCAAGTCGAGACAATCAGCCTTACGGGCCACAGCTCCTCTTGCATGGATGATTTCATTAAAAGCCAGCATCGACGTAGGCTTGACCACCCAATCTGGAAAGTGGATATGAGCTGGCATCCGAGCATTTTTATCCATGAAATACTTAGCGCGAAACGTAAAGAAATTTTTTCCAAAAGTTTGTCCTCCGTCAAGAACCCTAAATTCTTGAAATAAATCCATTGTTGATTGAAGAATTGGTGTACCAGTTAAAATAAGTTTGTATTTAGCTAAGTCTGCCAACTCGGCGGCTTTTTTACTACGTGCCGCTTGTGGTGACTTAAGCTTATGTGCTTCATCAAAGATGATAAATTCAGGTGCGAACTTCTTCATCTCCTCGAAAAGATCCTTCATAAGGAGTGCTTCAAAATTCGTCACGTAAATTTGCGCTTTACGTTTCTTGAGAATCTCGAGCCGCTCTTTACCTGATCCGTTCAGAACCTGTATCTTTGACTGATCAATGTCTGAGAATTTAGCAAACTCGCGCTTCCAGTTAACACAGACTACAGGAGGACAAAACACAAGGACCCGCAAATTGCGTCGTAAAAGATTCATGCGTTCACACAAAGAACGAATAGCAGTTGCGCTCTTACCTGTGCCGACTTCAAAGAACAGAGCAAAAGTATCTTGTTCTAAAGAACGCCTAATACCTTCTATTTGATGCGCCCAAAGTTTGTACTTCTTCCCCATAGGGGCAGACGCTAAAGTTGATTTTCGGAATTAGCAACAAAATTAAATTTTCTTATCTTGCTTAAAATCTTTTTATGTTTTTGTGACACAGCCGATTCTGACACACCAAAAATTTCTGAAATTTCTTTGAGACTCAAATCATCAAAATAAAAGAAGTAAAGCAGCAGCCGATCTTCTTGGCATAATTTTCGCATTATGCGTGTGACTTGTTGTGACGCATGAAGACGAGACAAAATATTTTCTTCGTTGGTTCGGGGTTCTTGATTTTCCTCAAAACTCTGATACACGAGCCGATCAAGCCTACTCACGTACCCGTCTGTGTTGCGTCCGTATTGCCAGCGCATGAAGTCCACATAGAATAGGAAATCTCGTGTTCGTACATCGCGCCCCTCAAAAAGCTTAAGCGAGCAAAAGGATAGAAACTCCTCCTGGTTCTCGTAAGTGAGAGGCAGGGTTCGGGAGTATTTCTCCAATTTTTTAAGCTTGGACAGTAGCGCTAACATAGAAATAGTTTAAGCTATTTCTGTGACTAAAAAAGAGCTGATAGATAAATATGTTCATTGGGCGCTTATTTACTACGACATGAATGGGGAGATACCCATCTCGGAAGTACTAAAAGAAGTCGGGGTTCAGGTGACCCATTTGGCTGTGATGATGAATGGCGGCTGTAAATCTCATGCGGCAAAAAAGATGCGTGAGTCGAGGACCACAATATCCGAGCGGCTTAGGCTCAAAGGACAATATTCTGAAGCTGAATTAAGAGAGATTGCCGGATCGCACTCGGTTGAGTTTGTGTCTGCAAGAGGCCGTACCCCAGAAAAATGAACCCCTGCTGCGAGATTCAAACACGACGGGGGAGAAGTTGTTTGATGGTTTGTTTACAGCAGGGGCTTTAAAGCTTACTTGGACTTCTTTTTTGTAGTCTTTTTAACTTTGGTGGTTTTTGTAGCTGATTTTTTAGCCATTTGTATAGTCCTCCTTGAAAAATTTCATAGCGCGCAACGTTGAGTTTCGCAAACTTTGCTGTAAAATATTTGAATGGCTGAGAATTGGGATACAAAAAAACAAGGCGTTGACAACGAACGCGCAAAACAACTTCAAGCGGGGTTCAATAAACCATCGCCAGTTGTTGAAGGAATTAAATCTGCTTGGATGGGGTTAAAAACCGCTCTTGGCGGTAGTGACGATAAACGTAAGACTCCGCAAGATAGCGATGAGTAAAACTCCGAGTGAGTTGAAAGCGATATAGCTAGTGAAACATCCCCACATAATTTTGTGCGCCATAGTTAGTATTGTTGCAATTGCAATCTGTGTACTCAAATAAATTTTTCGTTAAGATTCAAACATCAATTGATAAAAGTTCATTCCACCGATCAAGTAATCGTTTCGCAGATTTAGACCCACGTTGCGCTGAGTGGTCAACAAGAACCGACATTTCTTCAGCTGTCTCAATTATATCGAGCAAAAAATATATATCATCGCGATTCATAAGGACAAATTCGGGAAGATCAGGTGTGCTCATCTCCTCCTGTATCATTTTTAAAACCCAACGCGACATTTTTTAATCTTAACTTGATTTTTGACTTTTGGGAAATGTGGGAATACGTTCAGGGACACAAATTATCTCTGGGAGGGGACTGTGAAGACCGAAGGACTGTTTCTAGTTGAAATCAAAGACTCAAAAACTGGTAAAGAAGTAATCAAGACGATTACGGATATTGAAATCCCCGACACCCTAAACGAAATGTTTGCCGACAGCGAAAATATTGTCGCGAAACTTGGTGAGCGCGTACAGCAAATCTACTTCACTGTGGGTCGAGTCAAGCCTAATGGCTCAAAACGACCGGGTCTTGATCAACAACAAATCATGTTTGATTTTGACTATGTCATCCAAGACCGAAAAGAAGAATACGTAAAACTATTCTGCGAACATTTTAAACTTGACCGCGAGAAGACAGGCATTGTTGATTCGGGGTACGGGCTTCAGTTTCACGTAATGTTTAAAACACCAGCCGTCGAAAAAGATTTCAATGAGTGTGATGGATTCTTCCGTACTCAAGTGCGTCTCATGGAACTTAAGATGCAGGATTCGGGGTTAATTGACGAGTTTATTATTGGTGGTAAAAAACAAATCACACACATAGACTCAAGCGTGTTTAGACTTGCATCCTTGGCTCGATTCCCAAACACAATTAATCACGCACCTAAGAAGGAACGTGAGTTGCGCCGTACGAAGTTGATTCAAGGAAAGGTAGAACCCCAGGCTGATAGCCTGAAAGCTCTCCTACAAATTGATCTGGATGAAGAACTTGGTGAAACCAAGAACATCCGCACTTTAAAAATAGATACGGAATTTGTCAAGCAGAACTGCGGATTATTGCAATTTGCCCTAAATAATCCTGCTGATTTACACGAGAAAGACTTCTTTCTTGTAGTGGGACTTCTTAAGCATTGCGCGAAAACGGAAGCCGATGGGGAAGCGCTGTGTCTTGAATTTTTTAGAGAGCTTAAGAGAGTCACCAAATCACCTACTCTGGGTGGGTATTCTGAAAAGAAGGCGCTCGAGAAAATCATTCGTGCAAAACCTGCGAGCTACAAGAAGATCGACCTTCATGGTGACTGGTGTAAAAATGACCCTGGACGCCCGCGTAATCAGCACCCACTTCAAATGCGCTCACCTAATTTTATAGCGACCCAAGATTCGGGGTTCCATAGAGTTAAAGAAAATAAAAATGGGCAGTTCACCTATCAGCCAGAGTTTGAAGACCTCAGACGATTTTTTGAACTACAACACAGCTACATCTCATGTAACGAAGTATGTTGGATCTTCAATGGAAAATTCTACGAGCGATTTGAAAAAGATTTCCTGAAAAATTTTGCGCAGGAACACTTCAACCCAACAGCCGACACATCAATGGTATCAGAATTTACGAATCTGGTGTTGCGCACCAATCTTATACGTCCGGCTGATTGGGAAAAGAATACTGAGCGCAAGACTTGTTTTAACAACGGAGTTTTGGATATTGATTCGGGGGTCTTTACTCCTCACGACGACAAGAAAACGACTAAACAATTTTTGTTTAGGTCATGTGTTCCTTACGACTACGACCCACAGGCAACTGCACCGCTGTTTGATAAGTTTATGGATGATGTGGTTCGTGGAATACCAGAATTTAAACAAAATGCGCTGGAGTATTTTGGCTACGCAATAGCAGGCGAGCCGATCTGGCTTGCGCAAACGCTACTTCTCTTGGGTCCCGATGGCGCGGGTGGTAAATCCACAACGCTTGACACAGTAAAAAAGGTGGTTGGTTCGGGGTTATACTCCACCCTGTCGTTGGAAGACCTGAACGACCCCCAAGCCCGAGCCATGTTAGAAGGCAAATACTTTAACGTCTTCGGTGAGACTGAGAGTTCAAAGTACATGCAATCGAAAGTCTGGAAGGCGCTCACCACAGGTGAAGAGGTCACAATTAAGAACGTCTTTGAAAAACCCTACTCCATTAAGTCTAGGGCTAAGATGATGTTCGCCTCAAACCACGTGCCAAAGAGTAATGACACAAGTGACGCGTTCTTTAGGCGCTGGCTTGTCATACCCTTTACGCGCAACTTTATTGAGGAGGGTGTCGTTGACTCATTCATTGGTAAGAAGCTTGAAGCTGAACTGCCCGGTATCTTCAACATGCTAGTAAACGCGTATAAACGACTCAAGGCTCGGGGTTCTTTTGAGATTGGCCCCGAATCTCGCAAAGTGTTTGAAGAGTTCAAGAATGAAGTAGACCCTGTTCGTGGGTGGTTTTATGAATGTGTGGAGGATCAGGGAACTGGTGAAGAGGCTAGGGCGTCATTTGTTTCTTCAAGCGATCTCTTCGCCAACTTCCACCAGTATTGTCGTGACCAAAACCTAGAGTTTGGTGGGAAAATTGTGACAGGTAAAGCGTTTGCGCTTAAGATTCAAAAGATGTTTAAGAACCCCAAAATTGACCGCCAGATTAGACGAAGCGGTGGCTCAGGTGACTCAAAACGAGGGTACTGGGGTCTAAGAACTAAATTGGAGAATTAACCCCGTTTCAGGTTACAGGTTGCGCAAATGGTTCGTAGTCTTGCGTTGACTGCGTGAAACGCAATCCATGGAATTGTAAACCACTCTAAGTCTGACTCCCGAAACTTGGCTCGATGAGTATCGGGACAATCGTCAAAGTGTGTTGGCACTAGAGTCTTGTCTTCCAGAAACTTCTGCGCTAATTCCTCAAAAGGTATGATGTGATCAACATGCGCATGTGTGATGTATTTTGCGCATAAGGGGCAGGATTCGGGGTGATCTTTGGCTATGTGCGCTCTGATCTGCGGCTCAATGGCGACACGCATAGCTTGTCTGAGTTTGTCCTTATGGGACATCCAAGTACCTGAAAGGCAGCGCACCCAACTGAAATCAACTGTGGAGCCGTCTTTGCGCACAATTAGCGGCTCGAAGGTCTTAGAGAGGTCGCGCCACTCTAGCTCAAAGCGCAGTACCCCACATCCCCACTTCTCTTCGTAATGAGGGTGGCGCATGAGGAGTGCCATGTAGAGGGGGTTTTCTGGGTTGAATGTTTCGGGGGTTAGGCTTGCGCGGATGGCGGTATGCGCTGCTTTTTTGGAGGGGAAGGTGATTCCTGCTAAAGTTATTTTCATAAACCCACAATCTTTTTCAAACGCTTAATCTTCGGGTCTGTAAAAAGCGCGCTGACACCGCGACTATCCCATTCTTTTCGTAGCTTAGAAACAAAAAGCTGATCTTCTTCAGTATTGGCGCAAGATTCGGCTAAAACTAGAAGTTCGTCAAAAGATTCGGGGGTCAAATTGTGGTCCTCTAAGGAGTTTATGATGGGTGAATAGGGCATCGGGGTTCTCCAAAATTGTAATGTTTGTGTTGCGCAAAACTAGCTTTTTATTCCGTGCCGTGTCAATGACGGATTATGACGGATTATTTAGCGATCCGTCATGGTATTTTTATCAACAATTCTAACTATTTATAGAGATTTCCTGACGGATTACCACATTATTGAGCTATATTATTTGTATATAAAATTACAAAAAATAAATTTTGTTTTATTTTTTTCCACAACCTCTCGCGATTTTGATGCGGATCCGTCAGTACCCTACCTAAGTACTATGAAATCATTCATTCGTAACGTGCCGTGTTAAAGTCCAAAAACCAAATTTCCAATTTCGATTTCAAATTTTCATTCCGGATTTCACCTTATAGGCGCTTTCAGAAAAGTAGCCCCGGCGGCCCAGGTGGGGTGACAGTCCCGGCTCGAAAATTGCGCTTTTTGAATTTTACGTGAAGGTTTTTCGCTGCGTCATTTTCGCGGTCTATACTAGTATAGACTGCGAGGACCATGCCAGCTTGATTTTATTGGCTTTTTTCCTTTGTTAATTTTAAAAGCGATTAAATTTTAGTCGATTTTGCTGTAAGTTATTGATTTTATACCTGTCGATTCTTTAGGCGGTGTCTATTTGATCGACGCCCAGAGGCCCAAGCCCAGAGGCCCAAGCCCAGAGGCCCAAGCCCAGAGGCCCAAGCCCAGAGGCCCAAGCCCAGAGGCCCAAGCCCAGAGGCCCAAGCCCAGAGGCCCAAGCCCAGAAACTAAAAAACCCCGGCCCCTGGATCTCTCCAAGAACCGGGGCCAATTGCCCTCGAGAAAATACCACTTAACCAAAGGGCAAAAACTTAACGCTTAATTAGTTCAGGCAACCAAAAAACCATAGTAGCCAGCGCAATATAGCAAGCGATGCAAAGCAGAAAAACAAAGGTCCACATCCAATCTTTAATTATTTGCATATGATCGCCCCAAACCCATCCGGTTCACAAACTACTTGAGGCGCTGAAGTACTTTGTTGAGGCGCGCCCCAGCCCGGCGCCCGAGCTGCTTGGACTGCGAACCCGTTCCAAAACGCCGCTCCTTCGCGCTGCCCCTCTTCAAAACTTTCAATCATTGAAGCGCAAGCGCCCAGGCTTAACAAACTTAAGATCAAAAAAATTCTCATTTTAATTTACTCCCCTAATAACAAACCCGCTCAAATCTTTACGCGCGCGCCCTTTGGCTTTTAGCGCAACAAGACTCCCGGCGGGGTTAAGAAAACGAATATCGTGAGTATCCCCGTCAACTAGTTCAACTCCCGGAAGAAAATCAGGGATAGAATCAAAAACAGCCGCCACACGAAAACCCAAGTTAAGCGCCGCCCAGGCCTCACAGTCATTTGACTCACTCCGTGAAAAAGTTAAGTCATAATTTTTAGGCAATGGCTTTTTGAGGCGCGCGAAAATTTTTGTGTAGTCATAAAATTGAACATTGGGAAAACGCTCAAACAATTGAGGCGCGATCAACTCCCAGCATATGTCACTTGTCCCGTTAAGTCTTATTGCTAATCTCATTTTCAGCAGCGCCGCCCGTTTTTCAGCGCGGGCAATTTCGCGCTCCAGCTGGGCTAAAAATTCCACCCGGTTTTCCAAAAAATAATAAGTCTTGTTTAATCGCGCCCGTTGTATTGACTCAAACGCGCCACGCCCGGCCGAGTAAAGGCAAGCCGCTCTACATCCATCACTCGCTTTAGGGCACAAGTCAACCCCGCTTAAATCGCTGGGCGCAAGGTATAAAATACCAGTCATCACACCGAGCGACTCGCCCTTAGTTGTTTTTGCGTTTTCGTAGCCTAATAAATTGTCAGGGATATAATATTTATTTTCCACGTTACACCGCCCCTTGGAAAATAGTTTTTTCAGCGAGGTCCCAAAGTTTTTCATTCTTTTCCAGCTGGGAGTTTGGAGATTTCACATCACGCAAATTAACAAAGTCTTTTCCATTGATGGAAAACCCAATACCTTTTCGCATAAAGTTTTCTTGGACTCGATTAAATACTTTCCAGGCGTCATTGCCCGCGTCAAGTGAGCGCCTCGAGTGGAGCATCAAATCAAGCGCGTTGTCTTTGAACGCGCCCTCTAATCTTTCATAATTTTCACCCAGTTTAAGCTCAAGCGCGCCCTTAGAAAATTCACGTTGCTGAAAATAATTAGTTTGAAGCTGACTTAATTGCTCAACGCGTTCGCTTAAGCGCATCGAATTTTCCAGCATCAACTCAATTGCGCGGGGCAATTGTTCAAGCGCTTTTTTCGAGTGACGCAAGCTCAACCCCGCAAAATCGCCAATGCTGCCTACCATACCATTGGCACAAATTAAGCGGTACAATGCCATTTTGAGCTGAAGTCCGGTCGAACCATTGTGGGAGTTAATCAAAGTAATGCGGCTTAACGTGTGAAGTGATTTTGTTGCGCGAAGTTCTTGCATTTTTGGATGGTCAAATGTAACGAAGTGTTTTTGAAAACCATCATTTTCTTGATTTTTCACCCGCGCCGCGTAGCTTGATACAATTTTAAAATCGGCTTGCGTGAATTTTTCAATTAAGGCGCTGGAGTCGATAAACTGATATTTATCGGTGAGCGTTGATTTTGCCTGTATTTGAGTAATTGGGTTTTTAGTCATGGTATTTTCTCCTTTATTAGTTAAGTGGTGAGTCAATCTTTGCAAATTGACCCACCCGAATCAAGTTAATTTTGTGTTAAGAAACTCGTTAGATAATTTCAGCGACTCTAGTTTTTACATTTTCTAGTTCATCACGTTTTTCTAATAACCAAAGCGCCCCTATATCGCAAATCGGCGTTGATGAGTCGCCAAGGTCAGAAACAATCACACGCGTTGCAATTGATTCTTTAAAGCAGTCGCTCAAGTCATCTAATAAAAACTGGATTGTATCCAAAGCTTCTTTAGTTCTTTTGTCTAATTTGTGTTTTTGTTTAAATTTTTTCATATATTTCCTTTCAATTAAGCAATTACTTTGCATCGAAGTTCTGAATATTGAGTGATTTTTTCAAATTTCTTAATGCCCTCAATGCCCAGCGCCACAGTGAGCGCCTCGCGATCAAGTGTTTTTCTTTCGCGAAAATCTTGCGTGATCATGACTCCATCCAGGAGAACAGCTGGTGACTCCCCAATGACTCCCAGGAGCAGCGCCCGTAGTTCTGTTTTTTGTTTTTCTAATTGTTTAATTTGTTCACAAATTTCATAATATTTTTTTGCAGTACTCATAATATCCCCTTTGTTAAGCCGATTTTTTGCGGCGTTGTTTACTTTGTTTATTCGCACTCACGATTTCAATTTTACTTTCAAACTGTTTTTCACGGGCGGCGTTTTCCGCTTGCTTAACAGCGCTCCGAAGAACAAACGCATGATTTTCAGCGCGCTCATTTAGCAATGTATTTTTTCTGGTCCACTCGATTAAGTTGATAATATTTTTCATAACTAGTTAAGCCTCGAAAAAATTGCTAGCAGCTCAATGCCCACACTTCCGAAAATTGCTGTTATTGGGATTAGTATTTCAACTTTATTTTTCATGGTATTTTCCTCGTTTGACTTATCGCTTAATTGCGTTTCAGTCATACAAGGTATGATGCATTTCATGTGCCACGATTTAAGTAATTGTTTTCGCATCAGCTGCGTTGGCACACTTCGTGAGGGGTGCTGAATAACTTTTAGTCGCGTGTCTAATAACTAAACAGATTTTGTTTAGCGTCAACTAGTTACAAGATCGACTCGTGGGAATTGTGTCTAAAATTTAAACAGGTCAAAGTCCCTCTATATAATGACACAAAGCAAGGTGACAAAAATAGGGGTATTTCGTCACCGCTCAATTGTTAACCCCGATCCCCGCATCAAACCAAAAACACCCAGGAACCTAAATTCAAGTACTTAGCAAATCTAATGTTTCTACCTAAAAACGCCCCTAAACTTAATTATGTAAACCACTCCTTGTAAGTACCCCGAATCATTGAACAATTCACGATAGTAACATTAGACAGGCATCGAATAATTATGCACCATTATGCAAGGTACTTGTAAGTAGTTGAATTGATTCGGGATTCTAGTTGGCACGACTTGCTAGTAGCAAGATCCATGCCAAGCTAACTAGTTGAATTTGTTCAGGAAAAGCTAAGTACTTGATTCCTTTGACGGGGGTGGGGGTCGTTGGCAAAATAATTTTAATAGTTACCCCCGAACCCAAAAAAATTTTTTCAAAAAAAGCCCTAATCTTTGCTTATTTTCTACAGCAATGTAGTCTCAGGAATAATGGCAAAAAATTCCACCGCTCTTGAACCCCGAAACTTCTCACTCGCATCGGCGGATCACTCACAAGGAGTATCTCTATTTGATCGCGAAAACCCCGATTCACTCATCAATTGTACTGAGGGTGCATTAAGAAAATGTCTCGAGATGGTTGAGCAAAGCAAAGAAGCAAGACGTATTATCCGCATGAATGAAAGAGAGCTTCGGGAATTAAAACCGAGCGCTCAAGATATGCGGCTTCGTATTTCTTTTTGGGACGAACATTCTAGGGCTGTTGAGTCGGGGACTACTATGAAGCTCTCTCGAATTTTTGCAGGTATTGTAGCGGGTGAAACTTTTGAGGAAAATTATTTACCATCTCCTGCAAAGATGGGGATGTTGTTAAATACGCCTCCTGTTTACAAAACAGCAGCGCAAGAGATTTTGAACACGGGTCTTGAGAGGTTGCGCGACATTATAGAATTGCCTTTGCTTAATTCTAAAGGACAGGTTCAAGCGCCAGTTGTGAACGCAATTTTGAAAGCAGTAGATATGTTGGATAAACGCATCCACGGGATGGCGCTACAAAAGATTGCGGTTCACCAACACTCAACGCATGGAGGGGGGACCCCCATCGATGTTCCTGCTTCAGCGCAAGATCAGGTTGCGCTTTTAGAAAAACAAATTTCTGAAGTGCGAAAGAAAATGAATGAGAAGTATGCGGTGTTACCTAGCGCCAACAATGTTGAGATAGTTGTCGAGAAAGCTCAAGATGACGAAGAAACGTGAGCCAATTTTTGTAAATCAGAATCTCACAACCACTACTCGAGCACCGAAGAGTTTTGAGCTAGACGCCAAAAAGCGCGAGTTGCAATTAATTCAACGCCAAGAGCGGATCTATCATTGCTTACCTCACCTCTATGGGTATAAGTGGTATCATTGGAGCAAAGCATTTTTTGAGAACAGACATAAAGTAGCACTTCTGACAGCAGGCAATCAGCTGAGCAAGTCATCAACCATGATTCGTAAGTGCATTGACTGGGCGACAGATAAATCCAAGTGGAAAGAGTTATGGCCTAATCACGATGCACCCCGACTCTTTTGGTATTTTTACCCAACGCTTACAGTCGCCACAACGGAAGTTGAGACTAAATGGATTCCTGAGTTTCTGCCGCGTGATGAGTTTCGCGATGACCCCACATATGGATGGAAAATTTATTACGACAAAAAAGGTGTGGTCGATGAGATTCATTTTAACAGCGGAGTGGTTCTTCAGTTTAAGGCGTATAGCATGGCTGCGCAGAATCTTCAGACCTCCACTGTTTATTGGATAGGTGTTGACGAAGAATTACCGATGCACCTGTACGACGAATTAATGTTTCGACTACACGCAACTGAAGGATATTTTAACAGCGTATTTACCGCAACCATAGGACAGGAATTTTGGAGAGCTTGTATGGAGGAGCGTGGGACAGACCAAGAAAAACTCCCTGATGCTTACAAAGTACAGGTAAGCGCATACGACTGCCAATACTATATTGATGGAACCCCGTCTCCTTGGACTGCCGCCAGAATAGAAGCAGCAAAATCCAAGTGTCGAAATGAAAGCGAAGTGCAGAAAAGAATTTATGGGAAATTTGTTATGGACGAGGGATTGAAGATAACAACATTTTCTCCATCCAAGCACGTTATAACCCCGTTTCCAGTAACAGATAGTTTTCAGATTTACGCTGGTGTTGACGTTGGTTCGGGGGGGAGTAACCACCCTGCCGCTATCGTATTTATTGCGCTAGCCCCCAACGCTCGAGCAGGATATGTTTTTAAAGCGTGGCGTGGCGATAACTTAGTTACCACCGCTTCCGATATTTTGGATAAGTACAATGAGTTGTCTAAAGATTTGAATGTCGTAATGAAGTTTGCAGACCCCCGAGCCACGGATTTTCACAATATCGCGATACGGGCTGGGACTCCTTTCACGAAGCCCGATTCAAAACACGAGGTTGGCGAAAGTGTGCTCGGGACTTTATTCGGCAATGATATGCTGTTCTTGTTTCAGGATTCTGAAATCAATAAGCTTGGTACAGAGCTAATGTCGCTTAGTAGTGGGACACCAAAGACAATTGCTAAAGATGATTTGTATGATGCTTTGCGTTACACCTGTGTTTCTATTCCATGGGATTGGCAGGTGATTGGCGACAAGCTTTCGGAAAAGGATAAAACAAAGCCAATACCGCCCCAAGAGACAGAGGCTGAGAGACAGATCCGTGAACGCCGAGGGGAGCGTTTAGCGAGTGACAAAACCACCCAAGATTGGGAAGAAGACTTCCAGGCTGAGATAGATGAGTACAACAGCTTAGCGGAGGAGTTTTAGATGCAAAAGAAAATTGAGGAGTACTGGGGGTATGATCCAGCCACAGGACGCGTTTATTGGCATCGGGATTACTACAGATTTAAAAAAGGACAGGACGTTGGTACTCCAGACAAGGGAAAATATTTAAAAGCGCAGTTTGATGGACAAATGTTGTACTTGCACAGGGTAGCGTGGCGACTTCATTATGGTACATGGCCCCCACGACATATCGACCATGTAAATGCTGATGGTTTAGACAACAGAATAGATAATTTGAGATTAGCAACGCCTTCCGAAAATTCCTGTAATCGCCGCATACAAAGTAACAATAATTCTGGATTTAAAGGTGTTAGTTTTAAGCTATCCCATAAAAAATGGTCAGCAACTATTTGGAAGCAGAGTAAAAAAATTCATATAGGATATTTTGACACACCAGAAGAAGCCTCGGAAGCCTATAAAACAGCTGCCAAGTGGTATCATGGAGAATTTGCACGATGGTAACAACTAAACCCCTTTCTTTTACGCAAATCATCAGTATAATTAAAACTTGCGGAGATAGCGGAGTCGCAAGCTTTAAGCTTGGCGATCTTGATGTTGCCTTCCACCCTCGTGCCCAAAGCAATGTGGCATATCAAAGCGAGGAGCAGTACCCAACTACAAAAATCACCGAGTCAGTATCCCAAGCAGTTGAGACTGATGAGGAAGTTGAAGAATATAGGCAAGCGCAGGAATTGATCACGAACCCCGAAGCCTTTGAGCTGGACATGATCGAGCGCGCAACTCAGGAGTAACATGAAAAAATATACCGAAGGTGGAAACAGCCCTTGGATGAAGCAGAAGATGTCTGAGGCGGCAAAAGCAGAAGAAGACGCCAAATACTGGGGTAACGCACTAGAAAAATCCAAAGATCCCAATTACGCACCATCGAATCCAAGAGCTTACCGAAATCGAATGGGTAGCGCTCTAGAAGAAAAAAATAGTATTGAAGATGAGATGCTGCGAGGAGAAAAAAAGTGAAGCCAAAAACTATTGAAGATCTTCAGGAACTTTATACAAACGCTGAAGCAGACGACAAAGAAGTCTTCTCTGAGATGCGCAGTAACCTTCAGCTTGTAGCTGGAGAGCACTATAGTAAAAAGTCTTTAGATAAATATTTCAATAGACAAAGATTGGGTAATCAAAACGAACCCAACAAACTCCGACTCACAAAAAACCACATCCAAAAGATTGTTTCGCATTACGCAGAAGCGATCATGTCGCAATCACCAGGTGTGAAAATTGTCCCGCAGATTGATTCGGAATTACAGGACCAAAAGAACGCAGAACTCAATCAAGCAGTTTGGACCCATGTAAAATCAGCTGAGAAGCTCCGTGAAAAATCCCGCGCTCTTTGCGATGACTACTGTCAAATCGGTGAGTGCGCGGTTAAGATTTTCTGGGATCCCTACAAAGGGGATTTCATTGGATATGAGCAAAAGGTTGATGAATCGGGGATGCCTGTATTTGATGAAATGGGGCAACCTGTTGCCGATGAATCCCGCCCCACGTTTACTGGCGGAATTGAATTTGAGCGCATATTCGGGTTTAACATTCTCCGCGCACCCGGTGCTAAATCTATGGACGAGTCCAATGTCATCATCCTTCGTAAGATGAGCGACATGAAGGATTTAAAAAAGATTTACGAAGGCGATGAAGAGAAATCAAAATATATTACTGAAAGCTCTAAGGAAGAGTTTGTGGTTTTTGATTCAGCTAAATCCTCATACACCCGAACCAAGGGCCAAGTATTAATTAAAGAATATTATTTCAGACCTTGCATGGAATATCCAAACGGATATTTTTACATCACCACCGATGCTGGGATCTTAGAAGAGGGAGAACTTCCCTTTGGTATTTTCCCAATCGTGTGGCGTGGATTTGAACAATATCCTACACGCCCGAGAGGGTACTCCAAGATTAAAGTTGTTCGTCCCTACCAAGCGGAAATTAACCGCGCTGCTTCTCAGCAATCAACTCACCAAGTAACTTTGGCTGACGATAAAATTATTTACATGGCAGGAACTAAGCTAGCTCCTGGCGCGCTTCTTCCAGGTGTGCGCGGCGTGACCTACCAAGGCCAAGCGCCAACAATTTTGCCAGGCCGAACTGGTGAGCAGTTCACAGCTTATATCGCCGACACTATTTCTGAGATGTATTCAGTAGCTATGCTTGAGGAGTTAAATGAAGACAATCCTTCGTCTGCTCAAACCGATCCTTGGGCTAACCTCTATAAAAATATTCGACAAAAGAAAAAGTTTGCGAAATACGGAGAAGGATTTGAGAACTTCCTAATTGAGATGTGCCAAACCGCGCTTAAAGTTTTAAAAGCGTATCTCCCCGATGATATGACAATTCAAATGGTGGGGCGCAAAGAACAAGTCAACATCCCCGAGTTTAAATCCACCACATCACAAGATTATTTAATCAAAGTTGAAGCTGTTGAAGATTCTCTCGAGACACAAATGGGCAAACAACTCACAGCAACGCACGTTATGCAGTATGTTGGAAAGCAATTGCCCCCCGAAGCATTGGGTAATTTAATTAAAGAACTTCCCTTCGGCAATTTTGAGAGTGGATTTGACGAATTTACAATTGATTCTGATAATGTGAAAAACGACATGCTGGCTCTTGAGCGTGGTGAGCCACCTATGTTTAATGACTCAGATAACCACGAATATTATGTGAAAAAGTTCGGTAGTCGGATTAAAAAACCAGATTTCCGTTATCTAGACCCCATGATTCAGCAAAATTACCAACAAGTTTTGCAAATGCACATGGAAGCAGACGCTAAACAAAAAGAAGCTATTTTGGCCGCTAAAAATGAGCAGATTCCGACAAGTGGCCCTATGGTTGGCGTTGATTTATATGTCGCAAACAAAGAAGATCCTTCAAAAGCACCGAAACGTGCTCGCTTACCTACAAGTGCCGTTGAGTGGTTGGTTAAGCAAATGGAAGCGCAAGGTCAAACTATGGAAAAACTCGAGAAATATGACCAAGGTAACTTGGCGAAAATCTCGGAGATGTTACTATCTTCTGCAGCGCAAGGAAATGCGCCAGGAGGAATGAATGGAACAGGAAACATCAACGGGGGCGGAATCCCTCAATAACGAATCAACCGAATCAGTAAGTACAGAGACAGTTTCAGCACCGGAGGGGAACGCTGAAGGTATCTCAGGACATATTGCCAAGGTTCAAGCGGGCGCATTGGATAAACAGGTCGAAACACCTGCCTATACGCCAAATTTCAAGTTTAAGGCTGCAGATAAAGAACAAGAATTTGACGATTTTGTTCGGAACGCTGTCAAAACGCCTGAACAAGAGAAGAAATTGCGCGAATTGTATGAGAAAGCTTATGGGCTTGATCATGTAAAAAGTGAGCGAGAAAAGTACAGAAATGACTACAAAACCATCAATGAACAGCACTCAGCGCTCAATAAAGGGCTTGATCAGTTGTCGTCGATGCTCAGAAACAAAGATTATCACGGCTTCATGGAAGCGCTTAAAATTCCCGAGCAGGACATCTTGCAATATGCGCTTTCGCGAGTACAATATAAGGAGATGCCTCCTGAACAGAGGCAACAGCTTGATCAACAATACCAAGCACAGCAACGCTTAGCGTATTTAGAGCAAGCAAACCAAGAATTAGTTTCTGGATACCAAAGCCAGATGGTCCAGCAACGTACGAGTGAACTTGATGGTTACATCGGACGCCCCGAAGTCTCCCAAGTCGCAAGTGCATTCGATGCCCGAGTCGGAAGACAAGGCGCATTTAGAGATGAAGTGATCCGTAGGGGGCAGTACTACGCCAGTCTCCCCGAATCCCAAGACATAACTGTTGAACAAGCCGTTCAAGAGATTATGAACCTTGTGGGCAATATCTCGCCGCAGGCAACGCCAGCTTCGGCACAAGCGCAAGTGGATGGTATGCAAACCGCTCACGAGCAACAACAATCAAAACCAGTTATCCCAAATATTAAAGGTCGTGGAACTTCTCCCGCTAAGAAAGTTGTCCGTTCAATGGACGATCTTCGCAATATAGCGAAAAGTTTCCAAGACTAGAAAAGGAATTAAAAAATGGCTACAAACAGAAGTTTTAGCGCAATGCTGTTGGACTATGCTCCTCTTAGCTTGCTCGAACAAGAAATGATTAAACGCGATTGGCTTCTCACAAATATTGAAAAGGATAACGGATGGGCCGGAGCCTCCGCTACCGCTGGTGAAGCTGCATACCTCGTGCCTTTCGTAGGCGCAGGCGCTTCATCTGTTGAATTTGGAGCTTTGGCTTCAGCATCAGACATCTCAGAAGATAGCTTTGTACGTGGTAAAGAAACTGTACAAGCTGAAGTTTGGGGTTCGATGGTATTTAACAGCCGCGATCTTCAAGAACACGGAAAAGGAATCAACGAGAAATCTTTCTTGAAGATCCTTCCTGATCGTCTTGAGCGCTTCATGCAAACCATGAAAGAAGCAGTTTCGACCAACCTTCTTTCTGGCCCATCTTTCGCAAAAGTTACTGCAGAAACTGACCTCGCTAACGGCGTTGTCGAAGTAGATCATATCGACCGCTTCCAACTCGGACAAAAAGTTTCTCTCGATGACGATAACAGCGCAGCTACTAGCTACTATGTTATTGCTATCGACATCAACGCTGGAGCTTCAAACCTCGGTACAGTAACTTTGTCTGCTACTCGTGGTGGCGCTGCTGCTAACATCGGTGCTTATACTGTGGCTCAGAACGCTAAGTTCTACCACCCCGGCGCACAATCTGCTTCGTTCAACTCGTTGATCGACAGCCTCTTGTCTGCTGCTAACGGCGGCTCGTCCACTTTGCACGGCGTGACCAAGTTGTCGTACCCTGCACTTCAAGCAACTCAAGTTTCGGGCGCTGCAGTAACTGCTGCTAACATCCTTGAGAAACTCTTTGATGGTTATACCCAAGTTCGCCGCAAGGCTCGTGGTATGGCTTCCAAGATCTTGATGAGCTACAAACATTTGGGATCGATCATGAAATTGATCGAAACTCAAAAAGGTGGATTCAAAGTTACAGCTACCACCACTAAGGCTTCTCTCTTCGGTTGGACCGAGATTGAAATCACCTCAGTACGTGGCGCTTTGACCATCGTTGGTATTCAAGAAATGCCTGATGAACAAATCGTGTATCTCGACCCTGCAGCTTTCGTGTTTGCTTCTAACGGAATGTTCCGTCGTGAGAAATCTCCCGATGGTAATGAATATTTCGCAGTTCGTAACACGACTGGCTTCCAGTACGTTGTTGATACCTGCTTGTTCGGTAATTTGATCTGCAAAGCCCCAGGAAACTGCGGCATCATGCACTCAATCCCTGCATACTAGGTTTAATTCTTAGGTAGCCTCCTTAATTGGGGGCTACCTCTTTTAAAGGAGTTCTCTATGGCAATTTCAACTTCACAAGTTGCTTTACTTAACAAAATTGGAGCACAAGCTGCCAATGCCCCTGTCGGTGGTGTTAAGTTAGGCGATTTGATCAATATCCAAGTCTACACTTCATCTGCTGGCGCAGGTGGTGCTTCAACGGCTGCTATGACTCTCACAGGTCTTGCTGCTGACGACACCATTCTTGCTGTTCACCAAAAAACAAAAGGCGCAAACAACTTGCCTCTTTTGGGTTGGTCAACTCAAGCTGCTAACGCTTTGACTGCTATTTGGTCAGGTGATCCTGGCGCTGGTGCAGTGATCGTTGTTTGCGTTCTTAAAGCTGCTGCAACTTAATTAAGGGGGTGAGCTATGGCTCAATTTAAGTCTTTAGTTGTTACAGTAACGACTGCTGGAACTGAAGTCAGAGTTTCTTCAACTGATCTACATGTGAAGAAGCTTATTGTTCGCTCTGCTGCCGCCAATACAGGTAACATGTTTATCGGTAACGATGGCGCTGGAGCTGTGGCAATTACTTCAGGTCTTGCATTAGAACCAGCTGATCCTCCGTTAGTTATTGGGGATCTAGAAATTGGTGGGAAAGACGATACCATTAACTTGAAGGATCTTTGGGTAGACTCATCGGTCAACGGCGAGAAGCTAACCATTTTGTACTTTTACTAATGGCAACAAAGTTAAAAACTTTCAGAAAAGTCCTTGGGTCAGCTAGTGCCGAGCAGCTAACAACTACTCGCATACTGACTCAGGGATTTGCTGTTAGATCAGAATTAACCAACGATATTTTATACGTTGGCGATTCTACTGTTACAGCGTCAAATGGAATGTTTCTACAAGCAGGTGAATCAAACGAAAAGTACGCACGCGCTCTTGCGCGAGGCTACTCTACGACTTACGATTTAAGTAAGGTTTACATCATAGGAACTTCAGGGAACGCTGTAAGAGTAGAATATGAGGCAGACGAGTAATGGGACATATCGGAATCAAATACCCCATTGGGTCAGATATAGATTTAAATGACATTGACATCTTAACATTCGACGATGGCTCAGGAGTTTTTGAAATATTGTTTAACTCTGAAGGCGATGTATTGTTTGGAGACTTCACATGAGTGTACACGTTTTAAAAAGAACAACCGCCCCTGCGTCTGCTCCTGTACAGGTTGGTCAACATTATATCGACACTGTAACAGGTAAGCACTACCTTGCCAAAGGAACCGCATCTGTTGCCGATTGGGTTGAGTTTACTGCAGATACCGATACTGGTATCACTCAATTAACAGGTGATGTAACGGCAGGGCCAGGTAACGGCTCTCAAGCAGCTACGATTGCAAACGGCGCAGTTACAAACGCTAAGGTAGCAAGTGGTATTGATGCCGCTAAACTTGCTGATGGTTCCGTATCTAATACGGAGTTTCAATATATAAATTCCGTAACGAGTAATGTGCAGACACAGATTGATGGCAAGCAAGCAGCGTTAGGGTTCACACCTGAGAACGTAGCAAACAAAGCCACTGACTTTACAACAATTAACAATACGCTTTATCCAACTGTTCAAGCAGTTGATACTTATTTCACAACGGCTCTTGTGGCAAACTACGTTCCTTATGTTGGGGCTTCCGCAGATATTAATTTGGGTAACACTCAACGAGTAACAAATTGCCAAGATCCCGCTTCACCTCAAGATGTAGTTACTTTAAATTATTTAGACACAGGGTTTGTTCCTTACACAGGCGCAACGGCAGATTTAAACTTAGGCATATTTAATTTAACGGATTCATTAAACGTACTAAGTTTTGGCCCGGATATTCGTAAACTATACGAAACAGATGGCACAACAGTAGCAGTAGATTGGTCAAAATCTACTTATACAATGGGCACATTTATAAACACACTCCAAGTCGATAACATTTTCCCTGCAAACAATTCATCCGTATCTTTTGGAAGCGGTGGGGACGTAGACGTTTATCTGCGAGATATTTATTTTTCAGGTAGTGGTGGTAAATTTTACGACGCAAACAATAGCAAAGCATTTGAGGCGAGCACAACACAGCGCCAACTTTTCGATTTTGGCGGTTCATATCCATCTGTTGATTATGGTAATTATCAATTATACAACATTGGTATTTCAAACTCAGTCCCATTGCTTGATTGGTCTACGAGTGTAGGTGGATCAGTTAAGATTTATGATGGGTACGCAGGCTTTGTTGTAGGTGATTTTACAAATAAACAGTTAAATGATTCTGGTGGAAATAATACTTTGGACTGGGGTCTAAGAGTTCTCTACGACAATACAAATGCAGTCTCAGTAGACTGGGATTATCATACTCTTAGCTATGGTGGTAACATCTGCATTGATTGGCAGAATGGATACTTAGCTAATGGCGGTGTTGGGACTTTATCTTGGGCAGTTTGTGTATTGTCTGACCAAACTGGTGTCAATTCAGTACAGTGGAATGATCGCGATCTTCTTGACTCAACTGGCACAGTTAAATCTATAGATTGGGATCTAAGACAGTTGCTTGATTCTGGTGGGGCTGTGTCATGTAACTATAGCTCAAGAGAAACTTATGATTCTGGTGGCACAGTTAGATCAATTAACTGGAATAGTCGTGGTCTTTATAACGGATTAAATGCTCTTGTCGCAGGATGGGGATCGTCAAACGCTTTCTATTTAAGCGGTACTACTGAAAACTCTCAAGCAGGAGCTATGTGGTACAGCACTGCTCAAAAAGCAATACAAGAAAGAGCCGCATCGATAACCCAAACCTTACAGGGTGTTATTTTTACTCAAACTGCTACAGGAACAGCGGCCAATACAGCTTCAGAAACTACTATCTCAAGCACAGGTGTCGGCACATTAAC